AAAAATGTGTTTGTATTAATCACAAAACGAAATGTAAAAAACTACACTTCCAAATGTAAAAAAAGGCGTACAATTCGATTTGCACTTATACCAGAAAGGCAGTTTAAACGCGATTTATACACCGTTTAAACTGCCTTTCTTTATGCCTAAAATCTGGCCGAAATTGCGTTTTTTCGCTTCTGAAGCGGTTCGGCTGGCTAGGTCGAACGATCTTTTTTTGATCTGTTTCAAGCCAACCAAATACTGTAAAAAGGCTTAAATCGACTATTTCAGGTATGGGAATGTACTACTTTGAAGGCATTGGATGGGCACATCTTAATGAAGCAAAACGCCCTAAAGTTGTGCCGGTTGATGAGAAACATAGATGGGATTGCAAACCCGAATGGGGTCAATCGGCTACCTGCGTTCAGTGTGGATGCGTGAAGCATAAGCGGAAGTCGGACTACGTGGAGACATTCCAGATGCCCGGTGGTGCCGTCGTAACTGACCGGCCAACCTGTACCGGCAACCCGAAAAAAGTTGCCCGAAAAAAGGCCCAACTTTCCATTTTTGACACCTGAAGCCGTTCGGCTCGACAGGTCGAACGATCTTTTTTTTGATCTACTTAACTAGGTTAAATCGGGGTAAATGGCTTAGAATGACTATTTTCGTTTCGTTCTCCAATCCACAACGACCTGAAACGATGTCTGAAACCAACAGCCCGATCCACCCAGACGGCATTTACCGGATGCTCAAACCGGGCGAAATGATCCAGCAAAAGGATGGCGTTTATGATGCCATCAATGACCAGTGGGTCTACGTTTACGAAGATAGACCGATGTACGGTGAGCCAATGATCAGAATCGCGGGCACCCCTTATGATCCGGCGAAATATCCACCAATCAGACGCTTTAACAGACCAGAAAAAGAGTTATAAACGACATGACGCAAAAGGACGGTCATCGGCACCCGTTTGTATGCGTAGCAAAGCTGGAGTCTATACGGGGAGTTTGCCAGCACTATGATAGGACTTGATCGTTGCCGAAAACGGTTTAAACGTTCTGACGTAGGTACTCCTAAGCATTAACGAAAAAGCCCGTCCTATGAGGAACGGGCTTTTTCGTTTTAGTACTCAGGGGTATTTGCCCAGGATGGGGACTCGAACCCTCGCGCTTGTGGGTACGTCGTGTTGTCCCTTGCTCTACCGACTGAGCTAATCCGGTCAACCTGTTTTGCGTTACAGATGGCTTCCCTGTGCTTGCTATAAAGGTAAGCAAATTTAGCTTTCGCACCTGGTCAGTTTCCCCGTCACCACCTGGTAGTACACCCGATCCGGTTTGTCTTCTCTAACTGGCAACTGCTTATGCAAGATGAAGGCATTATCCCGGTTCTCGAATAGATGCTGGTAGGTTTCGCGGGTGATGTACACCTGGACGACAAAGAAGCGTTCAGGATCGGTCAAAAACGCATTCGCCTTGAACACGTCACGAGTCGGGCAAGCACTCAGCAGCCCATTGCGGTTTACAATCAGTTTACAGATCATTTCAGAGCGACTTTAGGCGCGACGGCAACTTTTACCGCCGTAACTTGATCCAGGTAGTAACCACCGTCCCCGCCCGATCCCAGCAGACGACGTTCGGTTTTCACGTCGATGACCAGGTAGTTACCCGTCAGGGCACCGACCCCGCCCAACAGCCAGCGGCTGGACGGTCCTGATCCGGGTGATCCAGCACTACCCAGCGGGTTGTACGTGGAGCTATCCGTTACCACCGTTTGCTCAGTCCACTGGACATTGATCGACGCTGGCTTTCCCGCCAGGGCGTTCCAGGTCATCAGATCGACCAGGCGTTTGCTGTCATCCAGCCCATTGAAGGCAAAATAGACATCACCCAGCGAATCGACCGAACCATTCGGCTTTCGGCCATTAAGGTTCGTGTTATACGTGTTGATGGCCTGGTTGACGACCTGCTGATCGACAGCGGTCTGTTCATCCTTATGAACCATCGAATCGACCAGGTTGGCAAAGTCTTGCCAGGTTGGCCGTGTACCCGGCCCAAATGCTTTCTTCAGGGTTGTTTTATCTACTTTAGCCATTGATGTCGATCAGATAAGTATTGTTAGCCAGAATGTCATACGGTAGGGTCACAAAGACGCCCCCGCCTAAGTCCACGTCCATTGTCCGCGAATCGCCGAAATCGCCGTCGTTGGCAACGATTTTAACCCACGCCCGTGACCCCTTCCGGCCCATCCGAACGCAGGGAAGTCGGTCACTCAGTCGATCAGGCAGGTAGCCCCGGCCATCACTGCACCAGTCCCGGCCTGCGCCCCGGTGACGTACCCACGTCGCTTCGACCGGCCCGCCGATCCACTCGCAGCACTGTTGATAAAGCAGTGCCCCGGCTGGTTCCAGATCGTTGATGCCTTCCACCGTGCCCGGAAACGGATACGATTGGCCAGGATTGAAAACGACATCAGGATTGGCCGTGGCTAATTTCTGAATCGCCTGACCCTGTGAATTGATCTGACCGCGCAAGTAAAAGCCATCGAAACGGGTATAGTTGGGTGGAACGATAGCCGGGTTATCACCATACATGGTTCCATCTTCCCAGCCATAGAAATCAGTCAACTGGTCCAGAATAAAGAAGGTCTGGTCTATTTGATGCGATGGGCAATAGTTGGGGAAGGTGTGATCAAAATACTTGTCACCGTCCCCAATTTCGCGTTCCTGACGCTCGGTGTAGCCAACAAATTCGGTTTTGCCCTTGAAGCAAAAGCCCATTCGACGCTTATCAGGAGCAACAAGACGCATGGCGTTACTAATTAGCTCATTGGCCCCCGCCATATGTACGAAGCGTAGCACCATATCGGTGTAGCCATTGAAATAGTGCTTTACCAGGCAGTGCTGGTATTCATACGCCTTGATCGACCAATACGGGTGCGTGGCTACCTCGTGGGAACTCAGATAATTTAACGACCCCTGATCAGACATAAAAGCCGCTTTTGCGTCGGCATCGTTCGGCCCGAATTGCGGCACGAAAACACCATCGTAGCCGCCAAAGTTGGCCCCGCCGTTCTGTTCGCATAGCTCGGAAAATCGTTTTTCCAGTGCCTTGTAAGCGGCTGGATTAGCGGGATAGTCTTCTACCCACGGATCATTGATACCGTCGTGTTCGGCCAGGTTGGAGGTCAGCACGGCGTACCCACCCGACACACCCCAATGATAGTCAGCGACGGATCGGGCTTCAGGTTCGGTAAACTGCGACCACGGTTTACCCCCGCCGATAGCTCGGATGGTGCCGTGGAACAAAATCGTGTTTCGGTACTGAACTGGAATCTCGGTTCGGTTGCCCTGGCCAGGGTTTAGGCTGATGGTTGTAAAGCCAGACTGATTGATAAAATAGTCCAGAAAGGGTTTTGCCCTTCGGGCTACGTGGTGGTAGTATTTCTTGGCTGGCAGGTTCAATTTATGGGTATCCCCAAACTTGGGGATACGGCCATATTCAAAGGGTGGTGGGTCTAATTGTTCGATGTACATGGTTACGGATAGCGATTACAGGTAGCGGATACACTGAGTAGCATTGATGACCGGATCATTCCGCCACTGGCTTTGCGGACGGCCTAGATCGACCAGGAACTTTTGGATCAGGATCGGCAATTGTGGGGGACGGCTAATACCTGCAATGGAATCTTTGTAAATACCATCGACCAAGTATTTGACCGTGCCCCCGCTTGGATTAGCCCGGTCCCGAACGATCTTGACCCGCCCGTTTTCAAACTTGTGTTCGACATCCAGGATGCCCAGATTGGTCGATGGGTAGCCGCCCGCTGGTATGCCTTTGTAGGTGTACTTCGTTTTGATGGGATCGACGGGCTTTGGGGCATCGACGGCCAGCACCTGAATCTGAAACGACATGGCCGCCGTGGCTCCCAGATTGTCAGTAGCCGTCACCGTGACCAGGTTGTTGCCTACCGTGGACGGGGTGCCGCTGATCGAAATCGCCAGGCCATTGATGGACGACGAAACGCCAACGGGTAGCCCGGTGATCTGAACGTTGCTCAGGGAGCCGTCAGGATCAACGAAGCTATCAGCCGGGATCGTCAGCGCGTAGCTCGTACCAACCGTGACCGACTGACCAGCGACCTGTTTAGCTACGTAGGGCGGCTGATTGGGCACGGCGGACGACAGGGTGATGTCCAGCGCCGTGACGGCCTGTTGCCCCTTCATCCGGGCGTTCAGCTTGTAAAACCCGTCGGACAGCATCGAATACACCCGGCGTCGGTTATAGTCGATGTTGTCAATTTTGGCGTCGTACACTTCCCCCACCTGGATGGTGTCGTTGTAGACGGTTCCGTCCCGACCGCTGATCCAGATTTCAACGTCCCCGGTGGTCACCTGGACAACGGGAATAAAGGCGTTACCCAGCCGCTGGAAACTGACCCGATTGATCACGCCAATATCGGCGCTTCCCGTCAGGTTGACCGTCAGCGTTCCCCCGATGGTGACCGTGTAGTTGGCAGTTGACGCCACGGGAAAGGCAACGGGATACCCCGCCAGAAACGTTACTTCCCGAAACACAACCTGGTTGCCATCCTGCAAGATTTCGACCTGGTAGACACCCGACACGTCGATGGCTACCGTCAGGCCACTGGCGTTCAGGAACGGATAGCCCTTTTCCCAGTTTGGCAGTGCCTTCGTGGGAGCCGTCCAGGCGGGGGCGGTCACGATCTCGTAGCGTTTGCCGGGTAGCCGGTAGGCGTCCACCACGCCGGTTAGATTGCTGATGACACTGGCGGACGTACCGGGCGGAACGATCACCTGAAAGTCTACCGTCGTGAAGTTGCCATCCAGGACATACACCGACCCGATGGCCGAGCCGAACGCGACCCGGTTTAGAAGTTCTTCCAGTACCAGCACCTGACCCGTGGCCTGTGCCTGCGTGATGAGCTGGTCCCTGGTCTGGGTAGCCACCTGGAACAAAAAGTTGATCGGGCTGAACAGCAGCCGGGTCAACGCCAGCGTAACAGCCGTCCGCTTTTGGGGCGGCATGTACTGGCGGATGAAGCTAACTAGATCAAACATAGGTGAAGATGGATTCAGCGTCTAACGCCAGGTGACCGGCGCGGCTCGTGGTTTCGCGGGTAAACTCGATCCAGGTGGGTGACCCATCGGGGCGGATGTACGCCTGGCTGATCTGAAAATCCTGAACGCCTTGCAACGTCATCACGAAGTCGGTCAGCTTGTTCCAGTTCAGGACCGAATCAAAGGGCAGCGCACGGATATAAATGATGATGGCTTCCAGCACCGGACGACGCCCGGACGGTTCGGCTACGAACTGGCCTTGCTCGTTAAAAACCTGCTTATCGTATTTGATCGTGGCGACTAACTTCAGCCGATCAGCGGGCAGCGAAACCGTGTCGATGCTGACGCCCGCGTATTTGATCTGACGGACGTACTCTTTCAGGGCAATTAGTTCGGGTTCAGTTAGCGGTCCATTTTCCAGACCAGCGGGTTTCGCTACCTTCAGCAGTAACCGCCCGTCTGGTTGCTCGGACAGGTTGGCTTGCTGGACGATTCGTTTGCTGACATCTACCGTGGCGTAACCGACCCGGACGCCATCATAAACCGTCACCTGGTCCCCGTACTGAAACGCCTTCACCTGGTTGACGTACCAGGTCAGTGACCCCATCTGACCAGCCGCCAGCAGCGCCGTCAGGTCCGCTTGGATGGCATCCCAACGCTGTTCAAGCGTCGAAACCAGCAGCACCCACATGGATTTGAGCAGCCCAAAATACGACACATCAGAGGTCGAATTGAGGGCGGCTAATTCGGGTAGTTGGGACTGGGTAACTTCCATGTCCGCCGTAATCTGTTCTATTGTTCTCATGGTGTGGATTGGTGGGTATTAAAGCACTTGGTACTCATCAATTCGCCAGTAGCCGATACCACTGGGAAAGTCTTCGTCGGCGTCGATGGTCTGAATGTTGCCGAAGTCCGCCAGGTAATTCCGCTGACGAACGTTGACCACGTCCCCCCGAACGGTCAGGGTTTGCCCCGTGAAAAGGCGGTCTTCAGGACCACGCAGCAACTTGTTATCGGCCAGCAACCACAGTACCCCCGTGGCGTCCCCGTAGAGCATCAGGGCAATGTCTAACAGGCTTTGACCCTCTAGTACGGTGTAGGTTTTCATGCTAATAATGGGCGTTTATGTTGACCCGCCCCCCCGGTTCGACGGTAACCGATTCGACCGTTTGCCCATCGGCAATCAGTTCGCCCCGGATCGTGCTGGTCAGCCCCGGCATCAGGCCGGTATCGTTGACGTAATTCTGGACCCCGACGCCCCGTTTGGGGTTATTCTTGTAGTGCCCTTTTTGCGCCGTCACGATGTCATACTGGTGGTTCTCGGTCGCGTCCCCAACGACCAGGTCACCGCCTGAAATGCGTAGATCACCCGTGACGGGATCGAATAGGAAATCAGTCATGCGAGTAGTTGGCTTACTTTGGTTTTGAATTGAGTGATGAGCGTCAGGGTAGCCGGAAAGACGGATGCTGATGGAGCGCCGGGGTTAGAGCAAATGACCTGGAACGACTGAAGCATTGTAGCCAGGTCATCGAATATGCCTTTCAGATCAACCGTGGCATTCTTGACCGACACTTTACCGCTGGCGGCTTCAATGACCGTCTGGCCTTGCTTCAGCGTAGCTTTATCCGTCAGGGATAGACTGACCTGATCCCGGCTGGCCGTGACCCCGTCTTTGGATGCCGTCAGGGTCGTGTTCCCGATGACCGCTTTGACCTGGTCCACTTCCGACACCTGGCAGACGTACAGATTGCTGATCTCATTTTCGACCACCCCGACCAGGACCAGGGAGCCGACCCGTGGCACGAGTAGCACCCCTTCCGTCGCGTCTTCATCCGCCCGCAGGTTGACGCCTTCCACGTCCACCAGGTCCGTGTTGATAAAGTCGATGGTGCAGCTTGTGCCCTGGACCGACTTGACCAGGGCTGGCCATACCTGAATCGGCGCTTTGTCAAAGCGGGCGTTCAGCAGGGCATTTATCTGGTTACGCTTTTCCATTGGTGACTACTTTAATGCCCAGCGATACCGTGCGACGGCCCCCGCTGGACGAAAATTCCGTTTTAACCGCCTTGACGTAGTACGTCCCCGCCCGGTTGGGGTAATCGTTGTCGATGACTTTGGCGCTGTAACCCGTCCCCACGAAGGGCACCAGCCAGCCTTTGATTGCGCCTTTGTAGCCGTCAAAGCTGAGTTTCTTCAGTTCCTGTTTACCGATGTTTTCCAGCGTTGCTTTGTCGCTGATCGTTGGCCGCTGGAACGTCCGCAGGTCACCGCCTTTCTCGCCGGTTTCGATCTCGACATTGGCCCCCTTCTTGGTTCGTCCGATGACCTTCACCCGAATCTTGACATCGTCCGCCCGGACGTATTCCAGATCGTCCGTGTCCTCGATGTTGCGGGCAAAATCGTAGGTCACCTGACCCCGCTTCTCGGTGTAGAGCAGATGACAATGCAGCTCGTGACCCCGGCAGTAGATAGCCAGGCCAGTTTCTTGCTTGATCTTTTCTAACACCTCGTAGCCGTTGGCCCGGATGATGGTGAACTTGTCGAATTGCATCCCCGTGATGTCGGTCACCAGTGTCATCTTTTCGCCCGTCAACTGACTGTTGATTTGCGCCAGCACGTAGCGGATGACCTCGATGGCCGTGGTCTTTTTAAACGCCTTGTCTTTGATGGGCTTTCTGAACAGGTAGATCGAATCCTCACACTCCAATGTCATCGGGGTGTTCGGGCGGATCGACTTCAGGTAGCCGGTAAACTCGGTCTGTAGCTGGCCATCATAGCCCAGCTTGACAGTCACGGTATCGCCCCGCTTGATCTTGTCTTCTATCGCATAAGGCAGGTTATAGACCGCCCCTGGCACGGTGATGGTACAGGTATCGGCTAAGGCTTCCGCGTTGGATTCGACCGTTACCGATTCGATTCCGCGTAGGGTCAGATCACCAATCTGTATGTCAAAGCCCATCAAAAACATGGCGTTTAAACAGCGTTTAAGTGAATAAATCAAAGTCGTGGTCACTCAGGCCGTTGACCGTGTACGCCTGGTTGGCCATGCCGGGCGTGGCTGGATACTCCCACGTTTCGACGGCCAGCAGGGTGACCCCCACGATGTCAAGCAGCTTGCACCGGATCGTCAGGGATTGCCCCGCTTCCAACAGGCGTTGGAGCCTGGCCATATCCGCTTCCGGTAGCTTGCTACTATCATCAAAATTGGTGAACAGTCCCTGGATGGTGATCTGGTAATCGTCCTGGCTGAACTGCTCTTTGACGGTACCGATGCCCACCCCTTTGGCGATGTTGCGTTTGATGATGTTCTTAGCCCCCCGGATGCTGACCAGCGGTTCGATGGGCAATGTCCACAGGTCGGAGCCATCCCGCTTCAGCCCTAGCCGAACCGGGCATTGCATGACCGCCCCCGTGGCCTGGATGGTCGCTACGTCGGTGATTTCCGCCCCGGCGTACTTGCTGGTATCAATGACAAAGCCGCCCGCCATTAGCTTGGAATCGAGTTAGCACTGTTCAACACCCGTAGCAAGGCATCTTCCACCACTGCCTGCATATCCTGGACGCCTTCCCCAACGGTTCCGGCTTTGATCTCCAGGCGTTCGACCAGGCTTTTCAGGTTGATGGTGATGTTGGTTGACTTTGTGCCCCCGGTGGTCGCATCGACGCCCGCCTTTTTACCGACACCGTCTTTCTTGTCACCGCCCGAACCAGCCCCCGCAGCAGCGGGCATGACGCCCGTAGCCGCCTGACCGACCTTACCCGTGGCTTGCGTGGTGGATCGGGCTTTCTTATCGGCGTTGATGGCTTTTTCGGCATTGGCCAGTCCCTGTTTCCAGTTCTCAGCAAAAGCCGCTTTCATGCCTTCAATGCCCTTCCCGGCAACCAACGCATCCCAGGCCGCACCCAGACCGCTGAACACCCCTTTGCCGACTTCCCAGAGCTTCATCAGCCCATGCCGGAAGGACTCGACATTATCCCAGGCGTACTTAATGCCCGATGCAACGGCCAGCACCCCGACCAGGACCGCCGTCCAGGGGTTAGCCATGATGACCACGTTTAACATCCCCCAGGCTTTGACCAGCCCCACAACCAGGGCAATGGCTTTGACCAGCACACTATCGGCCAGCCACAGGACGATGTCCCCCACGATCTGAACCCCTTTACTCACCGTCCAGATAACAGCGGCCAGCACGTCAAAGACGGCTGACAGTCCCTGAGTACCCCCGGTCAGGGTGCCGAACTGGGTAAAGAGTTTTCCCACGATGTCGAACAGGTTGCCCAGCAACTCACGCAGGGGGGATGTGGCATCCCAGAGCTTGCCAAAACCATCCCCCAGCACTTTCAGGATCGGATCTATTTTACTCAGCAGATCGGTACCGAAATCGAACATCGACCCCAGCATTGGATTGAGCTTCTCGGCGTATTCAGTCACCTTGTTTTCCAGCGTACCGAAAAAGGTGGACATCTTACCGCCCGCCGTCTTACTGAGTTTGTCCAGACCGCCTTCGTATGACCCGCCCTTTGCCGACAGATCGGCAATGGCCTTGTCCACGTCTTCGAATCGGACCTGACGTTTTTCGGCCATTTTGAACAAGCCTTCCCCGTCTACCTTCAGTTGCTTTTTGAGCTGGTCCATCAGCATGGTGCCGCCAAATTCCTGATGCAGTTCCCCGGAGTCGATGAAGCCCTTTGCTTTGATCTTGGCATAGGCGGATGACATTTCCCCGAAATCCTTCTGGCTGACAGCGGCCATGTTGCCGATGTTGGTCATCTTTTCGGTGAGTTGCGACTTGTCCACTTTAGCCGCCAGCAGCGTTCGACCGGACCCGTAAACGTCTTCATTCGAGTAGGGCGTTACGTCGGCAAACTTGTTAAGTTGGGCCATCATGGGAGCGATGCCGTCCTTACCCACGAACTGTTCAAAACCGGTTTTGACCTGCTCACGGCCCATGCCCATTTGAGCAAAGCCACCGAGTCCAGCCATCAGACCAGCCGCCCCAACGTAAGGCAGAGCCGCCCCGGTCAGCTTACTGATGATCCCGCCCCCTTCTTTACCGCCCCCCTTACCTTCCAGCTTGTTGATCTTTTGCTGAAGTTTGTCGATCTCGCTGGTTGCCTTTTTGATCTGACGGGTGTCAACCATCAGTTTTCTTTCGCCCTGAAGGGCATCCATCTTTTTCTTCAGCTCATCAATCGATTGGGTAGATCGTTTGAACATCGACTGAAACCGACTATTCATCTGACCCATCCTAGACAACGTCCCTGAATAGGTCGTTTGCATCCGCTGAAGCGTCGGGCTGACCATGTCCTGAAGCCGGAAGGCCCATTCATAGACTCTATTCATGTTTGGTAATCAGTCCGTAGTGTTTGATGATAAATTGAGCTTCCCGCCAGAGCCGGGCGAAATCGTCCGGCTCTAGCTGTTCGGGGTTGGTTCCGGGGAAGATATAGCGGATATGGGCGGACATGGCCGGAATCCCGTCACCCATGTTAGGCGCAATTTCCGGCCAGTCCTCTAGTGCTTTTTTAGGCGAGTCCGTTTCACCTCGATCAGTTCGACCGCTTGCATAGCCGCCGAACTGAACAGCGTGGCATCGTCCACAACGCGTTCGTCCCCGCCAATCATCGTGTTTTTGATGACCACTTTACCGGCTTCAATGACGGCGGGCAGCTTATTCAGGGCGAAGCCAAATTCCTTGTCATTCATCGGACGCAGGAAGATGCTCAGGGGTTTGTCAAACTCGGCGTCTTCGTCCGCTGGCAGCATGTACGGGTCCAGCTTTTTGGAGTCGTCAGACACCTGAATTTCGATCACTTCACCGTATAGGACTTTGAGTTCGGCAATTTTTTCGGGCGTCATTTCCGCCGTTGGGATAATTTTCTTAGACATGGTAGTGGATGGAAAAAGGGCGTTTAAATGCCGTTTAAATGGGTGTTATGTGATTAGATAGCGGGTTGACTGGTGAAGGTGACGTAGACTTCCCCGCCCTGATCCAGCATGGCGTAAACCATTGCCAGCACTTTAGAACAGGCGGGACGGGATGACGCCCCCTTACCTGGTCCGGTCAGCTTGGTTACCGGAGCGATGCAGCCTTCCAGTTCTTTCAGGGCATCGTTGGCCGGGTGAAACAGGATCAGCGACCGACCGGGCACCCCAACCACCAGGATGTGATTGCCCCGTTTAGCCGTGTAGCGTTTAACCAGCTTATAGCGTCCTTCCGGGATACAGGATAGTTTGCGCTGGTTATTTAGCCAGGGCAGTTCGATGGTGAAGCAAACGAACTGCCCATTGGCTGACAGGGTGCCGTTGGTACCCAACTTGTCATAGACCCGGACGATAGATAGCTCAAACCTTGTCATTGGTCCCCCCCCGGTTAAAGAGTCGCACGATAGCCGCCCGGATTTGCTCACCAACTAAGTCGGTCAGGCTTTGGGGGGCGTCGGGTTTCTTTTCCCCGAAACAGGCTTCTACCAGCGCGTGAACGGGTGGGTAGATCAGCAGAAAGCCTATGGCTACGATCTCCAGATACGGTTTGACGTATTCACCGTAGGGCGTGAACAACAGCATGACGCCCGTGGCTACGTACATGCATAAGGCCAGTTCGATGACGTGCAACGCCAGCTTGATCCGGCCAGGTAGGTTTTCAAAAAACTTGTTCATGGTGTGGTGGATGTGGACCTACGAACGGCGTAGCTTACTCAGTTGGTCCGGGGTGATAAATTGCATCAGTAGCTGAATCTGTTCGGTCAGCTTACCGACCTGTTGGGTCAGATCGGCAATCGCCTTTTCGTTTTGATTTAGCCGGAAATTGTCCTTTTCGTCTTTTCTCACGAAAGCGATGATTCCGCCGATGACGCTGACCAATACGGTAGCGACCGTAAGCAGTTCACCCATCGACAGGGCAACCACCGTTTCGCTCGTGACTTGTGCTGGCGTCATTGGCGGGTGGTGGTTAAGCGTTCAGTTGAAGGTCCAGGAACATGATCGGCAGTTCGATGGTCATGTTGGGCGCGTTTTGCTGGAACGACTTTTCGCGTTCCACGAATTTGGCCCCCTTGACAATGTCCATCGTAAAGGCGTCATTCTTTTCATAAGCCACCAGGATTTGCAGGTTCTTATAGTTCAGGATATTGCCTTCCGGTGCCGCTTCTTCCAGGGCTTGCAGCTCGTTTTGCAGGATCGTGATCGACCCATCATAGGCGATGTTACCTTCCTGGATCGACAGGGGCTTGTTGCCCTTGCCGTAGACGTACTGATCGTCCCTGGTCTCCTTATAGCGGACGCCCTGGATGCCCGTCAGGACGGTGTCCCCGATCTGGACGGTGATGTCCTTCCAGGCGTATTCGTCACTGTTGAACGATGATGATTTTGATACGGTGGTGTTTGCCATTATTGTGCAGCGGCTGGGTTAAAGAGTCCTAGTTTCACCTTGATAAAGCGGTTGGTGCCGGTGGGCACAATACGCAGGTCAACGACCAGCACGGACGTGGCTAGAATGTCCTGATTGGGATCGACAAAGGCGCTCACCCCGCTGATCTCACCAGGCATTCCCAGACCAACGGCCCGTTCAATTTGTGCCTGGTATTTCTTCAGCGTGGCTTTAGCGACCTTGCCCGTGGCGGCATCCACCAGAACGGTGTCGTTCAATTCGTTCAGGAACGTATCATAGGCGATCCGGTGGGCTTTGTCAATGACCCGGCCATTGCTCAGGGAGAAATAGTCGTCCGTTGGCAGAGCCGCCATCAGATCATCGTTCCAGTACAGCCCGGCACGAGTCGGGAAGCGACGAAGGAAAATATACCCTTTGTTGTGGACGGCTTCCGCCTGGACGCCAAAGGCTTTGACCGTCTGGCCGTTGGTCAGGTAGCCGGTATCAGTCAGCACCTGACCCGATTTGACCCGCCCGATGTTGATGTTGGGGGCAACCGATGCCACCCGGCCCAACAGCAGACCAATGGCCGAATTTTTGGCCCCGTTGCTGGATGCCAGGCAAACCCCTACCCGGTTATAGGTATAGGTCCGTAGGTTCTTCAGGGCGGTAATATCCCCCAACCGTTTGCCGTCCAGCAATACCCGAACGGGCATGGCTCGTTTGGCAAAATCGTTGGCCATTGCCTGAGCCGCTGGCAGGGCACTCAGGATGTCGGGATCAAGGCCGTCCGGCGTTGGGGTATTGGGTTCAGCTTCCAGGAAGCGGCTCACCCCAATGATGTGGATACGACCTTCAGCCGCGTTCACCAGATTGCGGATGGTGCCATCCGTAAAAAGCTGGCTGGTGGTAGCCGCCGGATCAGCGAACATCACCCAGAGTTCGGCCCCCGTGCCCGCTTCCGCGTAGAACTCCTGGACCTGGCGGTATGCTTCCGTGACGTAGAAGCCGACGGCGTTGTTAGCGATCAAAACCCGCTGGTTGAAGTCATCCAGGCCAAAGACCTGATAGGCGACGTTCAGGGGGATGTTGTTGTAACCGATGGAGTTCATCACCAGCCCAACCACCCGATCAGCAGATGGGGTAATCAGCCCCAACCCGCCGTTCTGTAATTCAATACTGACGTTTGGTAGTGCCATTGTCGTGTCGTGTGTGGATTAAAAAGTAATGGCCTGGCCAGCGTTGACCAGGCCATTACCAGATGAGATTATACGTCAATGGATCGACTAGGCCGAAGCGGCTTCTACGATAGCGCCAATGCCTTTGCCATCGCCACGACGAACGCGACCGCCCAGCATCAGCAGGAAGGAATACACATCCCCGTAGAATTGTGGATGGTTCAGTTGCTCGAACATTTTGACTTGTCCCAGGGCGCGTTCGACGGCGAAGGGGTGCCAGCATAACGCACTAGCGTTATCGTCTGCCGCCATAGCATCACCGGGCGCTTTAACAAGGGGAGTACCTGAGTTATCGAACCGAAGAACGGACGAACGCTTCATCAGTTTGAAGCCATACAGTTCACCGATGATTCCTTTAGCTAGGTCAGCCGTCATCTGGAAGTTCTGCGTTAGCTCTTTATCACCCATCAGCACTTTGACGAATTGAGGGGATAAGAGCGCAACCCGACCATCAGCCGGTACGTCCTGCGTATCGAACAGGGTTTGCATTTCCAACAGGTCTTCTTTGCGGAACAGCTTACGGTTGCCCGTTGCGCCCGAAAGCGTCGTCTTTGCCGCCGTGCCCGATGTCAGCAGGATGTTGGACGTGGTGCCCCCCCAGTTGTACAGCATTTCGTCAGCGCCAACCTGTTTGATTTTCGACTGGTTTTCCTGCAAGGCAGACGCCCGCTTGTCGTAGGAAAGCTGGATCGTGTCGATGTTGGGGATTACGATAGGATCAGAGGTCAGTTCGTCCAGTAGGTAGACAACGTCCGTATCCGTGCGCTTGGTGATTGAAGCGGGTAGGTTGGTACGGTTCTTAACCACATTAGAAGGCTGGTTGGCGTTCGGAATGTGGACCGCCCGGCCACCAGTTACATACTGGTCAGCATTGGTCGAATGCTCTAGGAACTCATTCCCTTTGAACAGGTTGCCGACAATGTCAGCTTCCCAGATTTCTGGTTGTAAAGCCATGAAGAAATTAAATTACGGTGGTGTGGATGGATGGGTAAGCGTACTCGGTAATTCGCAGAGCCAGGACATTCACCGCGAACGGATCAGCCCTGGCCGTAATCAGATTTTATACGGAAACCTTATCCGGCTTCTTGCCGAACTTAGCTTCAAACAGTCGATCATATTGTGGCTTGTCGCTTTGCGCTAGTTGCAACAGCGTCCCCGCCTTATCCATCTTGTCGTAGGTTTCAGCATCGGCAGCGGCCAGGTTCAACTGTTGGGTGTTTTGGCCCGACTTGGTGAAGTCGGTCAGGTTGGTCGGTTTGGTCAGCGATGCCAGAACCCCTTTAGCCGCTTCGTGATCAGCCGCGAACAGCTTCAGATACGTGTCCTTCGTGGTCGCGGGAATCTTCTTGTCCTCAATCGCCTGGTCGATCAGGCTGGTGGCTTCAGTAGTCCGTTGGGTAGCCAGTTGTAAACGTAGGTTTGTTAGCTCGGTAGCTTCCGACGTGCGCGATGCTGCCAGGGCCAAAACATCCTGTTCGGTTGCCGTTTCAGGCAAACCCATTGCGACCGCCAGGGTCTTCAGTTCAAGTGCCATTGGTAATTGATTGGTTGGTGTAGACTCGTTAGTTGGTGTTGGCTTGAATTGCTCCAGGTGAGCCGATAGCTGAAGATGGTCGATAGGTTCCCCACCCAGTTCAGCGTATAGACGTAAGGCGTTTTGGTTAGAGCCGATGTCCACGATGCTGATTTCCTGCAACGCCCATTTCGTTACATCGTAGCAGTTCAGAGCGTCATTGTATTGGCAATCCTGGATGACAATGCCCAGGCTGGCCGCGTTGATAAAGCCGCGTTCGACCTTGCCCCCGATTTCTTCCCCTAACCCTTTGTCTTCAGTATCGAAGACCGGATCGGCATACCACTTGCCGCCCTCTTTCCGCAGGTTTTCCCAGCGGCCTAAAACCTTACCTCGTTCGTGCATCCATAGCATCACTGGATTGCTCATAAAAGCGGATGTGTCCCCGGCGTCGGTCAGGACTCGACAGTTATAGGAGTTTACGGACTCATCACTTACGAGGAAGGTCTTAGGCATTTTGGGCACGTATCAAGTGAACGGTGGGTGAATAGAAGCTGGTGTCTGCTGTTTGGTGACCCAAAGTTTGCCGCTCGTTTTGGCCCATGCAAAACCCTTCCGTACACTCTCACCTGTGTAGGTGATTCTCTCACCTCTCAGGGTGAGAGTGTACGGAAGCCATTAACAAAAACGCTAAACACCCACCAATTTTGACCTACTCAAAAGGCCATCCACACCACCGTATCAATCAATCAATGAGTACAGCCGAAAAAATTCAGGGAGCCGGGAAACTGCTCTACATGAACAATGTCCCCAACGTTGAAATCGCCCGGACCCTGGACGTATCGGAAACAACCGTATCCAACTGGGTGACGAAGGGCGGCTGGCGGGACGAACGAGCGGACAGTGTATCCAAAAAGAAAGCCCGGATGGACATGCTCGGTGATGCCATCGACTACCAACTGGAAGCCCTGCACCAGTGGATACAACGCAGCCGTCAGAACGCCAAACAGGTAGCCGCTGACGAACGGGTACACCAGGCCGCCCGTGCCATGTTCCTGGTCGATGCCGATCAGGATACGATCATGGATGCCCTGGACATCGACGAAGAAACCCTAAAACTTTGGATCAAAGCGGGCGGCTGGATGCAAGCCCGAATCAATGCCGATGATGAAGGCACCTTGCGCTTTATCGACAAAGGGGATGTCGATGCCCTGGCCAAAATGTTCAGCCAGGTCAAAGGCAAAGAACTGACGTTCGACAACCTGGTCAACCTGATCCGGGAACTGATTGACTTTCTGAACGGGGTCGCGCCCGATCTGGCTAAAGCTCTAGCGCCTTATACCAATGACTTCATCCTTTCCAAACAGAACGTACTAGCGGCATGATGACAGCAAAGGATAAGAAAGCGCTGGCGGACTATTACGAGTCGGTCAAAAAGATCGTCAGCCAACAGGTTGGCGCTGACCCGCACGAACCAGCCGCCGTCCGCACCGCCCGGATCGCCCGGCTGAAAGGTGACTTTGAGGAATTTTGCTGGTACTACTTCCCGAAGTACATGACCAGCAAGGAAGGAAAGCGGATTCGCTTTGGCTGGTTCCATAAGAAAGCGGCCAAAGCCATCCTGGCAGACCCCCGTATCTATTGCGCGTTGGAGTGGCCACGGGGTCACGCCAAGTCGGTGTTTGCGGACATTATGATGCCGCTTTATCTGAAAGCGAACGATGAATTGAACGGGGTCATCATTGCATCCCAGAACGAAAAGAAGGCGATTGGCTTACTGATCGACATTCAAGCCCAACTGAAAACGAACGCCCGGTATATCGCTGATTACGGCGAACAGGTGTCGTATGGGGACTGGTCAGAAGGTGCCTTCTCTACACAGGATGGAATTGGCTTTTGGGCGTTCGGTCGGGGGCAATCCCCACGGGGCAGCCGCAAAGGTGAGAAACGCCCTGACTACATCGTCTGTGATGACATTGACGATAAGGAAATTGTCAAGAATCAGGAACGCACCCTGGAAGCGGTTGACTGGGTACGGGAAGATTTGATGGGCTGTTTCGATGGTACCCGTGGTCGGTTTATCCTGGTCGGTAACCGGATCAACCGGAAAGCTATTTTGGCGCACCTGGTCGGAGACGTAGAAGAAGGGGACGTAGTCAACCCGATCCTGACCCACGTCAAAGTGTTTGCCCTAGAGAACGCCAAGACGCACAACGAAGATCAGAGCATCGACGGGGTGCCCGCCTGGAAGGAACGGTTTACCCGCCCGATGCTGGAAGAACAGTTCGCCAAGATCGGCTACATCAGCTCGCAGCGGGAATACTTCCATAAGCACATCCAGGTAGGCCGGATTTTTACCAATGAAATGATCATCTGGACGAAGGTGCCCAGCCTATCCGCCTATAGTCACATCGTGACCTACAATGACCCGTCGTTCAAGGATACCAAGAAGAACGATTACAAAGCCATTATTGCGGTCGGCAGACTCGGTAAGTTCTACGACGTGTTGGCCATGTGGGTCCGCCAGGCCAGCACGGGGCAAATGGTAGCCGCTCACTATGACATGGCGGAAGAACTGGAGAGTCAGGGCGCTACGCTGGTTGAACACTGGATGGAATCGAACTTCATTCAGGATTTGATCCTGGAAGATTACGTAACCGAATCCACAGCACGGGGCTATATGCTCCCGATCCGGGGGGATGACCGCAAAAAGCCCGACAAGTTTGGCCGGATTGAAGCGATGTCCCCGCTCTACGAACGGTCGGTAATCCGCTACAACGAAGCCATCAAGACAACGCAGGACTGGCGGAATTTCAAAGATCAACTGATTGGCTTCCCCGCCGCGCATGACGATGGTCCTGATGCCCAGGAAGGAGCCATCCACAAAATCAACAAACGCATTCAGGTTGCCGTCCCCGTCATTTCGGGCGGTGCCCGTCGATCAACCCGCTACTAATATGTTCGTTACAAAAGCCGATTTAAGCAGCTCGATTTACCCGGAAATCTTGCAGATGATCACCCGGTACACGGACGCCATCATCAACATGAAGCTGTCCACCGCCGAAAGTGAGATAGAAACCTACCTGGCCGGACGCTACAACATCCGGGCTGAACTCGACAAGACGGGGGACGCCCGTCATGGCTATCTGCTTTCCCTGGCCATCGACATGGCCATCTACCATTTATACAGTCTTCAGGAGTCGATCCCGGACCACCGGACCAAACGCTACGAACAGGCCATTGCCATCCTGAAACTGATCATGGGGGGCAAAACACCACTGGCCGGGGTCGAACTGGCACCGGAACCGGAAACGCCCCCAACCGGGGGATCAATCGCGTGGGGGGGAAGCCCGCCCCGTGCCCGTCTGGTTTGACCCCGTTTAAATAGCGTTTAAACGCTCACCAGCGAGAAGCAAACAAAAAAGCAGTACAACGTACCCACCACACCACTAGAGCGCCTTAAACCGCGCAAATTGACAACATGGCGAAAACGAAGGCAACCGCGCCAAAAGATCAGCAGGTCGTCATCCAGGAGTTAGGGATTCAGATCAGAAGCAATGATCGTACCCCGAAGGATTTGGCCCGGTGGAAATCCGCCCTGGTATCGGCGGAAAACGTTCAGATGCCCATTCGTCGGACGCTGTATGATCTCTACGAAGACATTGTCCTGGACGAACATTTAACCAGCGTTATGGTACAACGCTGTTTAGCCCTGACCAACTCGACACTGGTCTTTCAAAAGGATGGCAAAGAAGTAGAAGCCGTTCAGAAACTGATCAACACCCTGGCGTTTGAATCGCTCTGCAACCACATTCTGCAAAGCAAATTGTGGGGGTATTCGCTGATCCATGCCGATTTCACGACGGCAGAACCCACCATTGAGCTGGTACCGCGTCCGCACGTCGTGCCCGAATTGGGTATTGTCGTAGCCAACCCCGGCGACATGACGGGTATCAACTACCAAGAACCACCGTACACCAACCTGTATGTCGGAGTTGGCGAAAAGAAAGATTTAGGTTTACTGCTAAAGGCGGTTCCCCTGGTCCTGCTGAAGCGGGGCAACGTATCGGATTGGGCCGCGTTCAATGAAGTGTTCGGCCAGCCTTTGCGTAAGGGTACCTATTCGCCCGGTGACCCAGCCCAAAAGGTGCAACTCGAACAAGCCCTGGCCAACATGGGTCAGATGTCCTACGTGGTCGTACCGGAAGGCTCCAACCTGGAAATCATCGGCAACTACCAGACGGCATCGGCAACAACCTATTCGATGCTGACCGAACACTTTGATAAGGCGATTTCTAAACTGATCGTTGGCCAGACGATGACGACCGAATCAGGTGCCAGTCTGAGTCAGTCAGAAGTTCACGAGCGCGTGGCTGGTAAGATCGGGGTATCAGATCGGCGGTTTCTGATCAAGGTACTGGAGAGCCGGATTAAACCCCTGCTGATCGCTCAGGGCATCCCCGCTGATGGCAACTTTCAGTTCATGGATGAAGAAGCTGAAGTCAGTAAGAAAGATCGACTGGAAGGTGATTTAAAAATTCACGAGAAGGTGGGTAAACTCCCAAAGACGTACTGGTCGAATGAATACAACGTGGAGTTTGCTAATCCCAGTGACAACGAAAAGCAGGAGCCGGAAGCGAACCCCGAACCAGCGGCTGAAGACGAACCGGAAGGCAAGACCAAAACGCCAGAACAACCGGACAAACCCGAAAAAGAGAAGCCAGCCGGTAAGCAGAACAATAGCATTCCGTTGGCTGGAGCTGACCACAATGGTAGCCAGTACAGTATCAGAGAGTTTGTAGCCCTGGTGAAAGATTTTTTTCGCAAAGCCCCGATCCGGTCGTAAGCCAGTTCGGGGCTGAACTAGACGCCCTATACCTAAGCCATCAGCACGGTGATCTGTTGGAGTTGGCCGCGTTCAAATTACCCGGCTTCAACATCAAGAAGCTGATTGCAAAAGCACTCGACAACATCTTTGGCGGCTTCAACGGTCTGGTCGAACCGAACCTGTTTGAGATTTCTTACCAGTCGCTGAATGCCGCTATCGACAAAGGATTTGGTAAGGTCGAATACGGCCAGCCCAACTACGCATTCGTCCAGCAACTGAAGAAGTCAGGTGCCTGGTTTGCCGCTCGTAAATCATTCCGCCAGCGGGAAGAACTAGCCGCCCTGTTGGCAGACGAAAACGGGAAGCTACGCACGTTCCGCCAGTTCAAGTCAGCCAGCCAGGCCATTGTTGGCAACTACAATGACCGCTGGTTAAAGGTCGAATACGATACCGCCGTGGCTAGTGCCCGCAACGCCAGCCGGTGGAAAGAGTACGAAGCTGACGCTGATCTATACCCAAACCTTCGCTACCTGGCCAGCCGGGCAGCGACACCCAGGGAAGAACACAAACCCTATTACGGGATCGTTCGACCGATCAACGATGATTTCTGGGTGAACCATTACCCGCCGTCTGCCTATAACTGCAAGTGTGGGGTAGAACAGTCAGACGATGACGTGACGTTCGTACCATCGACCGGACCAAAGCCAGCGCCTGGCCTGGACCATAACGTAGGCCAAACCGGCGAACTGTTCAGCAAGTCGCACCCCTATAGTGCTGGCCTGACTGACGATGAACTGAATGACATCGACCAGGCTGGCGAAGCCTTAACCGACCAGGACGATGCCGAATAGTCCAGAGGATTTCAAACTGACGGTTTCCCGGATACGCAACTTCATCCAATCGGATGCCAAGAAGATCATGCGGGTAGAAGGGGTCAAGCACTTCAAAAAGTCATTCCAGGACGAAGGCTTCACGGACGACGTACTGGAACCGTGGGTAGATGTCAGTGAGAAGCGCAAAGAACAGAAGCGCAAAAAGAATGGCAACCTTCCCCCGATCCTGACGGACACGGCTGATCTGGGAAACAGCATTCAGGGAACGATCACCGGGCGGGACATCACCTTTGGGTCTGATCTACCCTACGCCCAACGGCACAACGAAGGGCTGGCCGGGATGCCCAAACGTCAGTTCATGGGCGCGTCCAGGGCGCTGAATCGAAAGATTGAAGAACAACTGGACAAAGGCTTTGGCCGGATTTTAGGCCGCATTTAAACAGCATTTAAACACCCACCATAACCATGCTAGGAAATTACATTGCCATCGCTCAGGCCGTTCAGGCCGCCGTCCCCGAAATCAAGTGGGCGGACATCGACAAAGGACAACTGGACGATCTCCAAAGCTATAACAGCCTGGTCCGCCCCGCTATCCTGGTCGGACTCGCTGACATCGACTGGAGCCAACTAGGCCAGGGCTATCAGCAGGGCACCGGGCTGATCACCGTCAAGACGATCATTGGCCTACCCTCACAAACCCACCTGGCTGATCCGTTCCTGATGGACTCACTCAAACAGGTACTGGAGATCGGTGAGAAAGTGAATGGAGCCGTCAGCACAATGTCCTTTATCCTAAGCCGGGTCAAGTACCGGGAATACCCAATTGAATCGTCCTACGTCATTGAACAGATTTACGAAGGTGTCTGGCGGTCTGGTCCCAAATACATTGAAAAACGAATCACCGCATCTATCAACCCACAAATCTATGACCCCGCCAAACATGCAACCGCCTAAATCGCACCGCGTCTTATTCCCGCTATCCGCCGTCCTGTTGACCATTGCCAGTCTGATCCTATGCTTTGGTATGAACTCTTGCATGACCTACAAGAAGGCAGTTAGGAAGTTCGCGCACGTAGCCAAAGACAGCGTCACCGTCACCGTCCAGGATACGGTCATTGTGCCTAAAGACAGCATCGTGACCAGCTTCAAAACCGACACCACGTTTTTCCATAAGGTGTACGAAACGGTGAGAAGCAAACTGACGATCAACCGCACCCCGAAGGAAACCCAGATCACCGCCGAATGTAAGCCGGACACGATCTATAAACCCGTTCGGATCAACTGCCCGCCCGTGGCTCAGTTCGGGGTTGACCCCCGGTATAAGACCGGCTTTTTCATTGCTATAGCCGTGATTGGTATCGGGGTAATTGCCTTTCTCTTTACCTACCTATTTAAACTCAGTATCACCAAACGATGAGCAAACTAACCATTAACGTCGATGAAGCTAAAGAACTCGACATCCAGGCAACAGCGGGGACCACCTTTGATCTGGACATTGATGTACTGATCCCGCTGGAAGGTACCGTCACGATGGACATTGCCCGTCCTGGCTTCGTCGAAACCGACATCCAGATCATTGGTCACGTCCAGGATACGACCGTCCATTTCCGGGGGCACTATAACGAAATGAGTTTTGCCACCGGCTGTTATCGGTACGTCATTACCCAGACCGTCACCAATGACGACCCCAACCTATCCACCCAGCGCAACCTATTTTACGGTTGCTTCATCCTGAAACCTCGTTTCTAATGGCCAAAGTTGTCATCGGACTGGCACAAGAAAACCCAGTCGTCAATACCCCGAACGGCGTCATCAGTTCGCCCGGCATTACGCTACCCCGCTACCGGCACCAGATCGCCAACGTAACGGCGGTGACGATCACCAGGGCACAGCATAACGTTGTCCGCGTCACCAGCGTCACCGTCACCGATCTGCAAGGCGAAGTCTATTGGATCGACACCACTATCAACCCCGAAACCGGCGATGTCAGCATTCATGCTGACGTACCCATCACCGGCTACGTGCTGATAGATTAATTCACAAATCACCCACCAAACAACCACCACACCCACACTATGAAATTTGGTTCAGTAATTGATTTTCTCCGTATCCCGCTTAAAAATCTCGTCTTTGAACGGGCTGTAACATCAACCATCAATGCCGCCCTGACGGAAATGGGTCAGGCGGGTTATGATACCACCCTCTTACGGCTGAAGATTTTTGATGGTACCACCGTCCGTAAGTTTCTCCAGGATAACGACATCAGTACGGATGTTACGTTGGGCGGTTCGTCCACGTCGGACATCCTGGTTGCGTCCCAGAAGGCGGTAAAAGCCTACATCGACAGTGTTAGTTCGTCCGGATTGAATCCGTTCAGTGACTTCAACGCAGCAGCCGCCAGCGGCTTCCCCGCCAGCTCGACACTAAAGGACCGCTACCGCGTGACGACAGCAGCCACGCTGTTTGCTACGACAGTCAACGAAACGATCCTGCAAGTGGGTGACGTACTTCAGCCACGAGTAGCCAGCGCATCGACCACGACGGCCAGCGACTGGATCGTCATTCAGGGCAACGCTGATAAAGCGACCAACAGCGTGTTAGGTCTAATCCTGATCGGTACGCTGGCCGAACTGAACGCCAACCTGTCAGCCAATGCTGATAAGGCCGTGACAATCTCAGTGTTCAACGCCTACGAAGCGGCCAACCCACGCGTCAAGAAGTACACCACGACGGTCAACCTAGCGGCTGGATCGACAGGTATTACCCACAACCTGAATAGCACGACACCCAGCGTCGATCTGTACGACGCCAGCGGTCCTATTTGGGCTGACTGGAGCGTGACCAGCGCCAACGTGGTGACCATTACGACCAGTGCTGCAATCAATTCCGTAACTGTCAAAGTAATCTCCTAATGTTAAGAATCGACGTACCCATTGCAACACTGGGAAGCGCCGATCACGTCCTGATTTCACAAGCTGGTAACCGTGCAACTGTACGGATACCAGCTAAAAAACTCAGTCCTGAATACGTCGTTACACCAGACGAACTACCCAGCGACGTGACGGCCTATCTACAGGCCATACTTAACCTGTTTACGGGGGGAACCATAAAGATTTCACCGGGCATGTATGACGGCATCGGTCGATTGATCGTGCCCGCTGGTACCGTGCTGGAATTGATGGCCGGATCAACGCTACGTGCCCGCGCCCTGACGACGGCTGAAGCCAATCAGCAGACGGCGGATCAAGTCACCTGGTCAGTGGTCTGGCTAATGGGCGGGGCACGGCTCAGGGGGGAAGGACGCATCGACGGAAACCGCTCGGTTCGGGGAGCTTGTTACGGGGTGTTCATTGCCAACACCGACGAACGAACGAAGGTGTCAGGCGTCCAGATCACCAACATGGGCAACAGCGGAATCTTCTTTATTGCCGCTCACCGTGTCCACATCAAAGACGCTGACATCTGGAACTGTTATGGAAAGGGCATTGAAGGGGTTATCAGCCGCAAAGCCCGGATCAACAGCAACCACATCGAACAATGCTATCACGGTATCCAGTGGTGGGGGGATGACACCAATGGCTGGTGTACCAACTGGACGATCACCAGCAACGTCGTCACGGACATGGGCAACCAGGCCAATGGTCAGGAAGGTGGTGGTATTTGGGGAGCCAGGGGTAAAGCGCATACCATCCAGGGCAACACCCTGGACGAAGGCTATGACGTGGGTATTGATCTGGAGATCACCACAGACTGTTCAGTTATTGGTAACACAGTGACCAATTACAAGAAAGCCGCGTTGTCAGTCTTTTGCGCGAGTAAGCGGAACACCTTTTCAGGGAACACCGTCCGCCAGGCGGCTGGTTATGGCTCGTGTTTCAAAGTCTACGGGCGCGTTGCAGCCTACCCAGCAGAAAGCGACCCGACCAATTTTGACATCACCCTGGAAGGCGGTTCACTCTATACCGAAAGCACGGCTGACGCTATCGTGACCGATGGCGGTGGTGTCATAGAAGGGCTGACGATCCACAACGTTCGCATCGAATGTACGGACCCGAACAGCCGTCCCATGCGTCTACTGGAGACAAACCGGGCGACGGTTACCTATAACCGAACGAAGGCCAAAGCGCAAGACTGTATCCTGAATGAAGGGGGGTCGGACTGTGTGATTGCTCATAATGAGTTACGCTACACGGGAACCACGCCCGCCAGTGCGCGGGGTATTCTATTGTTCTTCCGAAACGGTTATCCCAACAAACGCAACCAGGTCAGCAAGAACCGGCTGTATGATTACGGGGCTGGCATCCATGACGATTGTTGGGGTGATAACACAAGCCTGAACCGGATTGAAGACAACACGACACCCGCCGTCACCACGTCCGCCAGCTTTGCGTCATACGTGGCCATCGTCAACGGAAACCGGGATTGGAACTTCAACTATGTGGACCGGACGGCTACCCAGAACAGTCTACCCAACGTAGCTGATCTGACAGCCGCAGCCGCTTTGCAGGTTAAGACCAACATCCTGATCAACGTAGCTACCGACAGCGATTACGGCGATACCAACGCCGTGTACATCAAAACACCCACCACCTTAGAACGTCTATCCAAGACCGCAAAATGAAACAGTTCATTCATCTGATCGTTCTGATCTGCCTGACCAGCAGCGTCACCTTTGGTCAGCCGATTCATAGCGCCAGCGATACCACCAGCCGGAACTTTCCGGCTGGCTGGTACCGACTCGGCGGCATTGGTGGCGATGGCTACCTAATCCCCAAAACCGGCCCGGCCATCCGCTTCAGCCTACCCAAAACGGGCACGAGCGGGCAAGTATTGCGACGCACTGGCACCCTACCAAATGCCTACGGCTGGCAGTCACTGGGTACGCTGGCAGACCAGAACGCCAACGCCGTGAACATCACCGGGGGCACGGCCAACGTATCCAGCCTGACCGTTACACAGATCACCTTCCCGGATAACTCTAAACTGACGACGGCACCCAACGGCTCGACAGGGACAACCGGCAGCGGGTTGACCTTTGCCGGAAAGGCGCTGATCATCTACGACGGGAACAGCTTATGGGCTGGCCGTGGATCATCCCACGAGATCACGAGCCCGGACGATTTTGCCCCTGGTCCGTTCCCGGTTACCACGCAAAGCGTACTGACCAGCAAGTTCCCATCGGCTACGTTCACGGCCAAAAACTTCGGGGTATCGGGTCAGCAGACCACGGCCATGATCGGGGATGCAGCCACGCAGATCGACGTACTGTTCAACCCCACGACCTACGACCGCAACATCATCATTTGCGGGGAGATCACCAACCACATGGCGGACGGTGGGGCTACGGCTCAGACGGCCATTGATTCGTATGTCAGCTACTGCAAGTCCAGGCGGGCGGCTGGCTTCACCGTCATTTGCACCACGGTCTTACCCCGTACCTCAAACTTACCTGCTATTTCAGCCGCCGAATTTGAGAGCCGCCGAACGACGGTCAACGCCTACATCCGGGCGAACTGGCCAAAGTTCAGCGATGGCATTGCGGACATTGCGGCCCTGACCGGCCTGACCTATCCTGATGAAACCCATACGAATGATGCTGGCTACGTGTTGATAGGTAATCTGGTTGGCACAAAGGCCACTGACCTGGTCGAAAAAGGATTCAATTCGACCACGCTGGCCGTGGCTCTTGGATCGGGCGGGATTACCACCACCCCGCCAAGCTCGACAACGGCAACGGGTAGCAGTAGCGGTACCGTCCTTTTACTGGCTGGCCAGGGTGCCAATAACTCGACTGTGTTCACCGACAGTAAAGGGCATCCAGTTACCGGATCAGGAGCGGCCAAGATTTCGACCACGCAGTTCAAACAGGGGACCAGCTCGATCTATCTGGATGGGTCTAGTAATACCTACATCAGCAGCCCATCCAGTTCAGACTATGACTTTGGTACTGGAGACTTCACACTGGAAGTCTGGCTATACCGGACGGGATCGGGTAACGGGTACGCTGGTATTATTTCGCGGGGTGACAATCAGGAAAACCAATGGACCTGGTGTTTCCCGGAAACCGGCAATAAGCCAGCCTTCTATATCCGAAACGTCGGTGGGGGCAACTATACGCCAATCGTGACATCTACGACCGATGTGCCGATGAACCAATGGGTACACTTAGCCGTGACCAGACAAGGAACATCGTTCAAGATTTGGCAGAACGGCACTCAGGTAGGGACCACCGGCACATCGTCCATGTCAACGGAATCGACCACTGTTGGGAAGCAACTTCTGATTGGCAACTTTATGGGCGTTAGTGCTGGCAGTGACCTGTTACCTGGCTACTTCCACGTTAAGATCACCAAAGGAACCGCTTTATATAACGGCACGTTTACACCATCGGCATTTTAACGTACCTTTGAAGCTCAATTATTATTTTAGAAATAAACGAAAATCCCCGCTGGCATTTGCTGGCGGGGATTTTGCTTTAAACAACAAAACTAATGACACGGCATCATCAGGAACTTTTGGTCGTTGCTTTGGCCAATGCTTTATAGTCGGTTTCAAACCGGCGCTCAATCAGATATGTGAGCGGATACATTCGTTGTATGGTTGGCTTCAGGACTAGATAATAATTGTAGCCAGGGATTCTATCTAAAGCAATCGTCCGATCCGCTGGACTCAATTCGTCCCATGCCTTTTTACAGGCGGTCTTATTGCCGATCTTGTAGGCAAACATTTCCCAGAACGTATCAAAGCCCAGATCAGGCGGTACCATCGTTATGGTCATCGTTTTACTGGTCCCTGCTATAAACTCTAATTGAGTTAGTGTTACAGGAAATTCAGTCTGAAGAAACTTTAGTTGTGCGTCAGACATCGGGGCCAATGTTGCATTTAGAAACGACAGCAAAACCCCCGATTCATCGTATGTAAATTCCAGTTGGCCAACGATAGACGGGGACTGGAGAATGTACGTCATTTTCATAGTCGAACCCCCTTTCGTTTTGGTGGAAAAGACGTTCGGGTTTCGGCTTTATACTGACCAATTACGTAGCCAGATAAGAAGCCAGCAAGAGCAGCCAGAACAACCAGGAACACCAGCCACATGGCAATAAATTCGCGCTCGGTCAGGTTCATGCGTGTGCCCCGGCTGACGATGCCGGTACCGTGGACACAACAAGAATAGACTGTTTTCGATAGGTGCCACGTCCGAAAACAATGCGCTCTATTGTATCGGGTGCCAGATAGTATTTAGCCGCCAACTTTTCATAAATGATTTCATTCCTGAAGCCATCTTTATGGTAGGTGTTGAAATCAGCTTTAATTTGTTCATTACGCTGTTCTCGACGGGGAAGTAAAGAGGAAGAAGAAGAAAGGCTCACGTTGTTACGGTCATAAAAAAGACCTCTAAAGAACGGGATTTTTTGCGATAATAGTAACATATGCTTAGTTCAATTATTAAATTAGAAATTCCTGATAGATTCTACCTACTAGACGGTTGAAAAAAGCACCTTCGTAGGTTTCGATTCCAGACGGGTCAGGTCCACTTTCTGAAACTGTACACACGATTGCCAGGCATTGGCTCCGTGTTAAAGTGATAGGGTATTCGTGATCTGTTTTCCGGGTCGGGAACGTCCTAATGTCATCGACCTTTGCGTGAATCTTTAGATACAACTCATGCAGTGATGAGCAGATCAGATATTCGGCTGGATACTTCCGTAAATCTTCCATCGGGTTTTGACTGAAGTACGAAACCATGTATTGATCCAGCGCCCGCAATTCAGCCGCTGTAAACCGGGCTTTTAATTTCATGGCTTAGTTGTTTTTTGCCTTCCCGTCGTTTCCATTCAACCCAATTCAAGCAAGCATAAAAGGCCGTTAGAGCAAACCCAATTCCCCATAGAATCAATATGTATTTCATGGCTTTTCAAGTTTGTCTAACAAATTGGAAATTGAACGACGGACGCCATCCGCACTATCTGTTTTTTGTTGCTGAAGGATTCGAGACAATTCCTCGTTTATGTCTTTCACCAGCACCGCTTTCTGATTATGGTCATTAATCCAGACAGGATATTTTTTCATTTACGCACCGTTTAAAAGTTGATTAACCATGTTCTTGGTTTCGGTTTTTCGCCAGGCTTCCATTGCCGTGACCGCCTTTGGTAGCTGTTCATACGTCAACTTACTGAGTTCCGCACCTTTGAACTTCTTACGTAGGAAGGTATTCAGTTTGTCGTATTCAGCCTGACCCCAATCATCTTTAGGTACCAGGCCAAAGATGTCACGAGCTACATTGATGATCTTAGCCCGCATTTTTTTGACGCTGGTCGTCTGATCATCTTCCAGGATTCGGATGGCAGCGGCCATTTCATCCATAGTCAGATCGGCGCTGGATGTAGTTCGACCATCGGAACAGGTCTTCACGAGTTCGATCTTATCCGACTTATCCATTTTACGCAGTGTCAGAAGCGTATGGAATCGGCTGTTTTGTGATAGTGTGCGCGTTGACATTTTATTCCTCGATTAGATTACAAACCAGCCGATCCCGTTCCCCTTTGACGTTTGTGTGATAGATGCTGACCGTGTTCAGATTCCTATCCAGTACGTAGCTCATCCACATCCGCATACTATTGCCCATCCTAGTAGTTTGCAACCAGGCGTTCAGTTCACGAACGAAGGTGTCTAGGTTGTAGCCTTCCAACTGGCTGATCTGGCTATACAGCATCAGTTCAGACGTGTTGCCACGGCGGGTATATTCTACCCGCCGTAGCTTTTTCGTTGGCACTACGTCCCCTATAATGTCCAGTAGTTTGCCAGCCATTGTCTAGGTCAGTTGGGGCGTTTCAGGGACGATCTCCTTAATGACAATGCTGTACTGTTTGCCCGATTCAAAGAAGTCAGCACAATCAGGATTCGTCACTGCCAGTTGCAGGACACCATAGATGTCACCGGGCAAGCTGGCGAATGAACTGTTGGGATTTGGACCGTCTAAAGGTTCGCCCGTAATCGCGCTCAGGGTAACCCGTTTTTGAGGGGTACCAGAGTCCGAAGACTCCTGGACATTACTTACCTGGAACCGGGTCGTGATCGACGCTGGTCCAGTCTCGACAGTTGTTTCAACTGGTGTTTCGGCTTGTTTCTTAGCCATTAGAAAAGCAAGGTTTACTATACTGTTTCTGGCATTATTGCCATTGTACCGGGCGGGGAGTCGAACGCCCGCCGTGACCATTCCGGTAATTACTTTCACATTTGAGGTCTACGCAGAATCCTAGCGTATTCCCAGTCAAGAGCTTCATCTATCAGCTTGCGATTCGTCAATTCGTCTTCATCGCGTTCTTTAGCTTGCTTATAGATAAAATCAACCTTGTCATCATGGGAGCCATCCATTAGCGCATCGGCTTCGTCGTCGGGCACTTCTACGTTAATTGTATAGAAGCTGATGTATGGGTAAGTGATCTCTAGCTTTGCCATCACTTTACCGCTTTGATGTCCAGCCGTGATTCTTGGATCAGTTCGATCCCATTGCTATTCAACAGGGCAATAAGAGCGGGATTTTTCGCTTCAATCAGGTTCTGAACCTTCTTGACATTGACCGATACTTTCTGAAAACCGACCCCGATTTTTTCCAGCTCGGTAGCCAGGCCAATCGTTTCAATTTCGTTCAGCGTTCGACCGCTGGCGGCATAGACGATCTTCGGCGGGTTCTGAACGAACTTCAGCAGCCCAATGCCTTCCAGGGCTAATTCTCCGTTCTGGAAGTCCTTTGGGTTGGCATCTGCGATGTCACGAACGATCTTTTTCAGTTCGTCCATTTGGGTTTCCTGACTGGCGGTCAACTCCTTTAATTGCAGGTACTGGGTGACCGTTTCAGATAGCTTTTTTTGATCGGACTTTTTCATAAAAAAGGGTGCCGGGATTATCCGCCCGGCGTCGGATTTAGAGGTTAATTCTGTTGGTCAGATGATACAATCTGGTTCGCTCCTATTGTCTCTAAGGCGGCTTGTGTACCATTCCAGAAGCGTTCTAGGGGAAGGGGCATTTCTGCCGTTCTGGTGGAAAAAAACAGCCGAGCCCGATGGTCAGTGGCTACCATATAGCCCGCTTCAAACCCATGCTTTGCCAGTAATTCGGCAAACTCAGCGGCAAACGCCTTTCCATCGTGTTGGTTATTGATCATTGTACTGTTGTGGAAAAATTTGATTTTTAAAAGCGGTCAGCACTTCGGATAATTCATTGACGCCGAAGAACTCCCGTCCTAAAAAATTCCCGGATTCACCCGAAAAGGTTCCCCGGTAGCGACTCCCACGCTGTTCTAAAGCCAATCGCGTAATCCGCCGTTGATTAGACCACTCCTGATCGGGACCAGTACCATCCGCAAAGGCGCTTACTGTGGAATCTGGAGCAACAATTTCATCCGATGATAGCCAGCGAATCAATCCGTCATAATCTGAAAACGGGGTCAATACCATCCATTGATAATTGAACCGGGGGGCATCAGTAGCGGCAAACAGTGCCACCACGACCTTATCTTGTTTAAACTGAAGTACTTTCATGGCTAGGCTTAGTTTAAGGGTATGCGGCTTCTTAGGCGCTCACGTTTTACCAGCCGTTTTACTCGCCGTAGATCATCCACGATGTCCAGGATTTTGCCTTGCACACTTCGTTGAACAGGTCCGCTTTCCCGCCAGATTGCGTCGATGGTTTCTTCGTTCTCGATACCATTAGCTTGGCAGATAAGAACGATGTCTTTTTTGGTTGCACCGATCAGGTCCACATACGCACGACCCAACCGGCTATCTATTTCGTCATAGCCCTTTAGGGACCGTCGAACGCCGTTCTGAATGTTCTTTTTTAGGTAGTCCGTACCAGCTACGACCAGTCCTAGTTCGTCTTCTAGTCGGTTGTATAGGGGGATCAGGAAGCGTAAGGCAGTAGGCCGTAGTTTATCCGCTTCATCCAGGATCAGCAGGGGACTGACCGATTTCGTCTTCTGTTTGAAGAACGTTACAACCCGTTCAGTCAGCAGATCAGCCGTATCATGGCTTTTCGTCTGAACGCCTAATGATTCGCAGAGCCGAAAAAGGAATTGTTTTTTGGACCATTCTTCGCACTGGAGAACGAAGACCGCTCCAGCTACGTCCAGGGATTTGTACCGCTGGATGCTGGCCGTTTTACCCGATCCAGCCTTTTCAGAAATAGCCATAAACATGGCTTCGAACTGAGCATCATGTAAGACGCTGGTCACGATCTGGGTGTTCATCGTATCAACTACCGACCAGTAGTTGTTCGTGATCTTGTAGCCAATCTTTGCCGCTACTTTGCTCCACATTGTTTCCGAAACCAGCTCCCACTTTTCCGGCTTCAGCATATTGCTGGACACCGTGGCAACGTTGGCATCGACCTTCGTGGCTACCTTTTGCCAGCTACCTAAAGTCGCATGTTCTTTGACTAGGGCATCAGCAATTTCCTGTTTGTGTTGACTCGTAATCATCCAATTTATTATTTTAGAAATAAGGGGTAAGCGTACTAATTCTGATGGATTTCAGCCGTCAATAGATGGCCGATTTCCTCACTGATTGAAGTGTACCAGCGCACGTCAGCGCGTATTTCTTCAGCCATTGGCTTGAACAGATTGGTAGTTGTCAATATCATGTTCAGCATAGCAATTCTAGCCTTTAGAATTACCTGGCATTGGGTCAGTGTTTCGGCTGACTCATTTTGTAATTCACCCATCGCATGAAGACGAAGGATAGGGTACAGCGAAAGATTAGAAACAGTCATAGAAACAGGGGTTTATAGTTAGAAATCAGTACTTTCCTCGTGTAAAGGCGGATACATCAAAGTCATCCGCTAGATCGACAGGTACCGTAACGACCTGGCGTTTTTTGGTGGGGTATCTAGCTTCCATTTGGTCAGCTACCCGTTCAGCCTGGTAAGAGTCTTCAGCCGCTTCCCGAAGGGCTTTAGGCTGGCGTTTTTGAGTCAACCAGACCACGTCGTCCCCGCCAGCCCGTTGGCTGTTCAATTCAGCGTCATTCAGTTGGTTGATGGCCTGTTGATTGGCAATGAAGGCCAGACGTTCAGCGTCAGCGCGTGGCTTTTCAATGCCATACCGCTTCACTTTTGAGCCTTGTTCCAGGTATCCCAGATAAGCGTCAGTCGATGGATCAAAAACATGGACGCCTGTAAGGTCTTCAGAGTCGTAGCGAACCGTCAGACGGTCGTAATGCCGTAGGGTTTTGTACTCATTGGCCGGGATCGGGTAGAAAACATCTTGTTTCAGTACCGTCATTGACACCATTTCACGTCGGATGTCCAGCGTTTTGGTCAGCCAGAACAGTTGTACAATTTGCTCCTGGCGTAAATGGATCGCCAGCGGCTTATCGCTTTGGTCGTGACGGTCACGAGGGCAAACGTCGATTTGCTTTCTGGAATAATGAGAGACTGGCGTTTGTCGGTATGCTTCCAGCCAGTAGTTGGCTTCCCGCCATGCCTGGTCAAAGTCCCACCCCTCTTGTTTGGCTTCTTTGGCCGTCTTGGTTAGATACTCGACTGTTCTGTGAGCAGCCGCACGGGTCGATTTAACGCCCTGACCGTAGTAGTAGCGTGACTCTTGTAAGAACACGTCCTGGAACGTACCAATGAACCGTTCGATAGGTGCCTTTCCAGTGGCTTCAGTAGTGCAAGTCAGCTTAACACCATGATCATGCAGAGCTTTAGCGATCCCCGTCAGTGTCTTGCCGCGCTCTTGGTAGCCAAATTCAGCCGTATTGTGCCCTGGAAACTTGTCAAAAACCAGCTCATAAGGCAAATAACCAGTCTTTTGCACCGCCATTTTAAGGGCGTTGATGTTGGCTATTCTGTCTTCATTATAGCACCAATTGACCCCTAAAATGTCTCCAGAATAGACATCGTACACAAATACGATGTACAAGTACTTTTCCTGACCGTCCGGCGCTGTGTGGGGCAACATATTGATCCGTGTCCCATCCATCATCCAGCAATCGCCAGCATTGACAGCCCCCTCGATTGGCCGGTAAGCACTGTATTTTTGAGCCTGACGACCGCCTTGTTCCCAACGATGGCCAGACCGTAAACGCTTCGTCAGTGGTTTTGCAAACAGAGTAGAAAACCAGGAATGTGAAGGGGCTTTGATGCCCTGATCTTCACAGCATTCAGACACTTTGCGGATGATATAAGCGTCAGAGTAGTTCTCGCCAAGTGTAGCCAGTTGCATCGACCACGCCAACGGTTGGGGGAACTTATGCACGTACATTTCGCGGTTCTGATTGTCTTCCCGCTTCAGGTACACTACTTCAGTGATAGACTTCCCTTCAACGAACCGCTGAAGAACCTTCTCTTTAAGCCGGATTTTGTTGGTGGGTACGTCCTTGTACTGGGAAAAGTCATTCCAGTTCTCATTGATCCAGGTTACCGCTTCTTCAAAGGGGGCATAAGTCTTCCAACCCAGCGCACGTTCGCGGATATACGTTCCAATCGTTTCAATGACAGCAGCAGCCCGCGCCAAACTCTTTTGACGCTTCGGGCTATCGACGTTGTAAAGGGAAATATTGCGCCGGAAACCTTCATTGACGGCTGTTTCGAGCATTTCGGTCAGTGACCGTTCAATCAAAACGTTAATATTTTTTTTCGCCGGAACTTCCCACGGTTCAAACCCCTGGCAAAGCACCCGGCGAACAATTCCTTTGTACTTTTCGCCCATCGTATCGTACCGAATCAGCCGTTTACGACGGTCATCAGGATCGGAAATTGACTCCCAACCCGCTGACCCACGCCGATAGCCACGTTCGATGGTTTCAGAGCTTATACCGCACTGATGTACAAGCTCTTTTAGGCTAAAATACCATATGTCTGCTACTTTTTGCATATGTATTTACGCCTTTATACTTGTAGGTAAACCTTTAAATTCTGGTTAAACTCGGCTATTTCACCAGCCACTTTTAGAACCTCTTTATGACGTTTAGCAGTAGGGCGCTTTAACGTCATCCGAACGTTGTCTGGAGTCATGTTCAATGCTCTAGCTACTTTGACCAGATCGCCATTTACCAGGTTGCTCTTGATTTCGTCCAGGGATTTCATATATATTTGTTCGGTGTTCGTAACAAATATACAGGAAACCCTGGATAACATAAAGTGTTTTAAAATATTTGATCAATGAAAAATGTTATGACTGGTCAGTTCGTAAAGGAGAAGCTGGAAAATGCTGGACTACCACTCGCTGAAGTGGCTAGACGCATGAATGTAAGCCCTCAAACGCTGAATGAGCGGCTTAATGTGAAGGATGTTAAGGTAGGAGCCTTGACCGAAATCGCTAAGGCAGTGGGGAAAAACCTTTATTATTTCCTGGAAGACTATGACGACGTAAAGGGAATGGCGGCACAGGAGCAAATCTATGCTTTTGGCACTGGCCAGGCTCAATCACAGTCACAGGACAAGAAATATGAAAAAATTCTGAAGGCAAAAGATGAAACAATCGACGCCCTGAAACAGACTATTGCGGTTTACGAAAAATTATTGTTGGAGCGTCATAATTAGATTTTTGCTAGATGGCATGTCCGCCTAATTGTCCGTCCAATTGTCCGCCTAATTCCAAATGTAAAAAATAGGCGTACACTTAAACGCGATTTAAACGGATAGTCGAACACTTTACAGCTACCACCAGGGCATCACAGAATGACAGAGAACACCAAAGACATTCGACTAGAGCCAACTTCATCGAAAAGCCTTTAAATGGCTCCTGGATTAAATACGGCGCTCAGATAGACCGATTTACCAGGTAAAGACATAAAAAAAGCCTTGCTGACGGTCAAATCTGCAAGGCTTTTTCAATTTATACCGGCCAAACCGCTGAATATGGCAACTAGAATACAAAGACGATTCAAGCCAGATTCAAGATTTACATTTGGCTGTTTTTAGCTGTTTACGCTAACTAGCTCATTATGAGGCTTTGGGACAGAGAGAAAGAGAATGTCTTTTTACTTTTCGAATTACCCCCCATAACTGCCAGTTGGAGGATGCTGATGGCAGCAAGCGCTACAAAGTCAGCCTGCAACCTCAGTATGC